GAATATTAAATAATAAATAAATCTTAAAGAATAAGGAAGGAGATATTGGTTATGTTAAATATTAAGTCTATTGTTAAAAATCCTGAGAAAAAGTTTTATGTTGATGTAATATTTGAAAATGATGAGAACATTTATACAAGAAGAACATACAAAGAAAAAGAATTTGATGGTAAAATTTATTCATTTGTATTTTCTGGTGTTAAAGTATTTTTTGATCTTACAACAATGGATGTTATTGATCAGAAAGTAATTTACCAAACAAAAGGAGTTAAGAAAACATCAACATATATCGGTTCTAAAAGAATAAAGGAAGTAAAACCTTTAGAAAAGAAAACAGTAAATGTTGAGAATAACAACAAAGAAGTAAAACATGAGAAATATGATCAAATCAAAACATGCTTAGAATGCAATATTCCAATTTATCTTGCAGGCCCTGCAGGATCAGGTAAAAACTTTACAGTTGAACAAATTGCAAAGGAACTTGGTTGGAACTTCTACTTCAGTAATTCAGTTCAGCAAGAATATAAACTTACAGGTTTTATTGATGCTGGTGGAAAGTTCCATGACACTGAATTTTATAAAGCATGTACAGATGAAAATGATTGTATCTTTTTCTTAGACGAGATGGATGCTTCAATTCCAGAAGTTTTAGTTCTTCTGAATGCAGCAATTGCAAATGGCTATTTTGAATTTCCATGTGGAAGAGTTGATATTGAAAAAGTACACTTTGTAGCTGCAGGAAACACAGTAGGATCTGGTTCAGATGAATTATATTCAGGAAGAATGGTTCTTGATCAAGCAACACTTGATAGATTTGCAATTATTGAATTTGATTATTCAGAAAATATTGAAATGTCAATTTCAAATGGAAACAAAGAGCTGGTTGATTTTGTTCATAGTTTAAGATCAATTGCAAATAACAATGGAATCAGGGCAACATTCTCATACAGATGTATTACAATGGTAACAAAGCTTGAAAGTGCTGGTATGGATCTTAAGACAATACTTACAATCTCAGTATTCAAAGGAATGGATAAAGATACAATCAATACATTCAATGCTGTAGGTTATGACAAATATACAAAAGCATTAAAGGATATTCAGATGGCTGCTTAATTGCAGCCAGTCTGTTTAATACATAGAAAGGTGATAACATGAAAGAAGCAATTAAGATCAGAGTTAATAATAAACAAAATGATGTTTGTACCGGTTGTGGTAAATCAAGCAAAGATGAAAAGAAAGAATTTTACGATATGATGATCGGAAATGATTTAATTCATTTGTGCTTTGATTGCATGGAAATGATGTTTAGAAAGACATTGAAAGCACAAGTAAATTATCAGGGAAAGTTAAAAAGTCCAAATAAGAATATACGGAGGTAGTAAAAATGGCAGATGCAAAGAAATGTGATCGATGTGGCAAATTATTTGAACCATATATAAAGTCAGATGAACGGTTAAATCCAAATAAATATACTGAAATAATGGTTAGAGATGCTTTTGTTGGCAAATCATCATACAATAATGACAGATACTTTGATTTGTGTCCTGAATGTTCTGAGTCTTTAAATAAATGGATTAACTTTTTTAAGGATGGTGACGCTGATAATGAATGAAGCAAGTAAAAGAATATTAGAAGAATTGAAGCACTCATATGAGTGCTTGTTTGTAAAGACAGGCATAGAACCAAATTGCTTTCTTCTATCTTCAGATATATATTACCAATTGTTACAGCAAGAGGAAATATTGTATGAACTTAAAGTAAATTCAATTGGTATAAAGTATATCAATGGAATTGATGTTTTGCTTGTAAGTGGAGAAAAAGTAGCAAAGGCGGCGATAATTGATGAGCAACAATCAACCACGTAGTTTTAAGTTCTATCGCAAGAATGAACAAGAGGTTATGGAGTCTTTAGGACTTAAGCCGACTAAGAACTCAGGTAGTGGATGGATCGAAAAAGAAGATGGTCAAAATGACTATATTATTTGTCAGCTTAAGAGCACAGATGCACAGTCAATAAAAGTTAATCAAAAGGACATAAGAACATTGGAAAAGAATGCTAGAATAGAGCATAAAATTCCGATGTTTGCAGTTCAATTCTTAAATACAGGAGAGGTATGGCTAATGCTTAAGCCTGAGGATTTACAAGATGCCTCAGAATATATTTTAACTGGTTCAATAAAGGAATCTAGGTTAGATCATTTAGGAATTGATTTAGATAGTTCTGATGATTCAGAAGTGGTATGTAAAAGATCAATCAAATCATCAAGTAATTCAAGAGAATTGTTTCATAAAAAGCAAAATGAAAAATATAACAAGAAAAGGAGTGCGTTGTAAATGAGAAGAATTGAAGTAAAAGGTATGTATGCATACAAAGGACATAATGTGTCAGCAAATGGAAGTGTTAATCTTACTTTGTGTGGTAAATATTCACAGCTTACCAATTCGGTAAAGATGCTTCAGATGTTGAACAATGATGTTGTAATTCAGATTAAGATGGGAGCTGAAAAGCCATTCAAGATTGGTTCATTCAGGATTAAGAACATTTCGTTTGATGATGATGGAGAAAGCATTTTAAAGTTTAACAGTTTGAACGATTTTGTTGATGTTGATAAGATCAATAATTTGATCACAAAAGAAGAGTTTAATGTAAGATTTGTAGCTGATGTAGAGGAAGAAGAGGACGAAAGTGAGGAAGAGTAATGGCAAGCAAAATGAAATATTCGGAGTTGTCAAATGCTCAAATTGCAGATAAAAGGCGTTTGGTAATTTCTGAATGTGTAAAGCAAAATCAAGATACAAAAGAAACAATTCATTGTGGTTTTACTTTAGCACAGCAGATTGAGGTAGAAGAAGGTAAAAGGATGACAAGGGTATTTCTTAAAAATGGAATACATGTTGCAAGTATTGATGAACTTTACAATCTTCGTGATGCAATTAATGACGCAATTAACAAATATGAAAATGAAAAAAATGATGAGGAAGAATGGGAAAATTAAATATTTTTGAAAAAAGTTGAAAAATTTTTAAAAAACATATTTACTTTTCCAGAAATTGTGATATAATTAAACCATCAAAACAAATAAAACACAAACATCCAGGAGGATAAAGAAATGAGAACATTAAAGAATAACAATTTTGAAGTAGTATTCAAGGATGAGAAAAATTTTAAGTTAATAAACAAATTTGGTGATGAGTATACATGCAGACTTGAAAATGGAAAGATTGTTAGTAAAACACAATTTGGTTTAAAATATGCAATGGCAGCAAGACAGCAATTAGGATTTTAATAAGCCCACCAATCAGACATTTATTGTTTGATTTAAAATAAATAAATTGCTAGAAAGCAAAAGTAAAACAACAAAAAACAATGTATGCAAAGTCATACAAGCAAAGAAAAGGAGAAAAATTATGGCAACAAATTGGACATTATCACAGGCATTAGCAAAGATCACAGAAGGAACAGATAAGGTAGCAATCCAGGATATTGGAAGAAGATTCCCACTTACAGCAGTAGCATTGGCAGAAATCGGTCAGAATGTAGGTGCAGCTAAGATCATCGGTGCAGTACCGTCACATATTACAGCAAGAAAGATTGAGTCAGTGTTAAAGGATGGAGCTTCCGATCAGGATGCTGATGAAGAGATTGATGATGATGCAGCTGATGAAGAGGAAGTTAAGAAACCAGCAAAGAAAGTGGCTAAGAAGCCTGCAAAGAACGATGAAGCTGAAGAAACAGAAGATGAAGAGGATGATCCTGTAGCACTTTACAAGAAATGCAAGAAAGCAGGTCTTAAGGTTGCACCTAAGAAGTCAGCAAAGTATTACAAGGATGCATTAAAGAAGGCTGAGGAAGAGGCTGAAGCAGAAGACGATGACTGGGATGATGAGGAAGAGGATGAGAAGCCTGCTTCAAAGAAGAAACTCGCAAAGAAGGCACCTGCAAAAAAGCCTGCAAAGAAAGCTGAGCCGGAAGATGATGAAGATGAGGATGAAGATGAGTGGGACATTTAATATTCCCAATGAATCCTCCGATCATAGATAGGTAAGGAAAACCACCAACTGTAGAAAGAAAGCTATGGTTGGTGGTTATTTGAATATATGGAGGAAATATGAGATATAGGATCTATACAGATGGTTCTTGGAATAAAGAAAAAGATATTGGTGGTTGGGCAATAGTAATTGCAGATCATAAAGGAATAAAGTTAAAATTAGGGTCAAAAAAAGGCACGACAAATAATCAGATGGAGTTAATGGCGGTCTTGAATGCATTAGAATATGCAGTACGAAAGCATTTAAAAGACATAGAAATAATTACAGATTCTATGTATGTTTTAAATGGAGTGAAAAAATATGCAGAGACATGGAAAGCAAATAATTGGATAGGACTTTCCGGCGACGAGATTAAATATAGATCACAATGGGAAGGAATCTTGATTATGCTAGAAAACTTAAATGAAAATAAATTTTCCGTTAAGTTTTCTAAGGTAAAAGGACATGACGGAAATTCATTAAATGAGCTTGCAGACCTTAAAGCAAGGGAAGCAATTAAAGCATATAAGGAGAAGTAAAGATGGAAATATATGCGTCAAAATTGTATCAGAAAGTTTTTCGAGGTAATAAGTCTAAAGATACGTATTTAAAAGCCTGTGGATGGCTAGCGCAGAATGTAGTGTCTGATCAGCAAATAAACAATAATGTTACATATACGATAGAAAAAGGATATGATGATGAATCTGGTGTTTATTTGTATACAGTGACGTTATTTGCAAAACTTAATAAAGAAGATATTAAGAATAGACATTGTGGTATTTGTAGGGAATTAAATGGTAGCTTTCTGATGAAAGAAGAAATAAAATGTGATTGGTGTAAGCTTCAAGCGTATTTTAGACGTGAAGATGATATGATCAAAGAGAAAAAAAGATTTATAAAAGAAAAAATTAGTGGAGGTAAAAATGATTAGAAGATTTAGTTTGATATGTAAAAGAATAAAAAGAAAGCTGATAAACAATCTTCAAACAATTTCTATGGTCTTGTTTGCAGTTAATCCTATTATTGGTGTATCTATCAATGGGAAAGAACTAATAGCAATTCAGATAATTGTTAACTTTGTTATTGCAATACTTATTTTTGCTGATCAATACGTACACAATAAATACAATGACATTCCGGTTATGAGAAAGCCACTTGTAAGATATGAAAAATCTACAAATAAGGTAATTATGAAGCCAGAGGATATGTATGAAGCTCTTAATTATTTATCCGATTTGCAGGAATACTTTGAAAGGAAAGGAATGCTATGAAGTTTGATTTAAGAAAGGTAAAACGAATATTTGATATAACATTTATAACTGTATGTATTATTTATTTGTTTTATCTTATAAAATAAAATACCAATGTGATTCATTAGAATGCCTCAGAAATGATTTTTATTGATAGGCTTATAAAATATATACAAAACCATAAAAAGTGCTTTAAAAGGCTTAATTTGAAAAGTCAATTTGAAAAAACTTTAATAAATTTAAGCAAAAATGTTTACTTTTTATGGTTTTTGTTATATAATATAATCATAAAATAAATAAAATAAATGCTTAGGAGGACAAATAAAATGAAAAGAACTCAATTCAAAACATGTGTAGGAAAGCAAAATGGATATGATGTTTATAGAACAGTCTTAACTGATGGAAAGAAGTTCTATGTAAGATGGAATAAAAAGCTGGTTGATGTTACAGATGATCAAAGATCTTTCGTTCATAAATTAAATGGAGTAATTAAATGAGATTGTTAGCAAGTGAACAAATAAGTTCAAATAGAAAATTTAGAGAAACATATAAAAAACAAAATAAGAAAAAGAAGGAAGTAAAAGATGACTTCCATAAAATGCTAATGGATGAGCAGGAACAATTAGACAAATTAGAATATTAAGAACAATTATCCAACTTGGCATAACTTATAAACAATAATAACATTTTATGTAAGGAGGAACCCTATCTCATGTCGTGTACTATATAAGTTTGTTACAAAATGGATAGATGTGAATAATGTCAAGTAATAAACATCGATGGAAAGTAGGTGATTGTATAATAGAACCTAATGAAAGGCAAAGAAATATATTGCAAAAGTTTGGTCTTAATCCAAATAATTGGTTAATATGTTTTGAAAACAAAGCCGCAATTGAAGTTGTAAGCAAAAGATCAAGACAAAGAAGAACATTAAACATCAAGGAGGATAAATAAATGTCAAAATTAAACCTTAAAGCAGTAAAGGATGTTAAAGTTTACTTTAAAGTTGAGAGAAGCAAAGGTAATATGCCAAATTTTATAGTAAACAATTGGAGAAAAATGCATGACAAACCAATGCATAGAAAAGTACAATGTAAAAGAGTAAAATTAAGTAATAAAATGGCTAAACATATGTAAGGAGAAATCAAATGACTTTAGAAGAAACAATTAAAAATGTAAAAGAAGTTGTAATTAAAAATAGAAAAGTTCAATACTTCTATGAAAACAATCCTACAGTTTGGAATGACGGTGGAGAAAGAATGATAAGATGTAAAATGTGTGCAGATGTCGGCGAACAGCTTGTACAATGGCTTGAGAAGTTACAACAGATCGAACAATCGTATGAGGGGTTAAAAAGTAAAATAGATAGCTCCGACTTTCCTGATGATGTATTAAATTTCTTAAGTAGTTTAAAATGAGTAGAATGAGAAAATACGCAAACTATAATACGAGTATGGAAAAGGTGGAAGTAAATGTTAGTACCAGCAATTTTATACAAAGAACGGATCAGGGAAGAATTCCAAAAATATTACTATACAATAGATATGTTATATGAAACAGGTTGCATATGTAATTGGAGTCCAGAAATTGCAGAATGTCCAAATGAAAGTCAATTTCAATATGCAATAGTTGATAAGAACGAAAAACTCATTGGCTATTTAGAATATTCCGTTGATTGGTATGTATCTAAAGCATATAGCTTTGGATTGTTCTCATTTGACAGAGGAAATATCTTGGTTGGTAGGGACGTGTTCGATAAATTAGAAGAACTGATTAAAACATTACATAGAGTTGAATGGAGAGCTGTTGGTGGAAATCCTGCTTGTAGAGGTTACGATAACTTTATTGAGAGACATAATGGAATGAAACATGTTCTGAAAGATTCAATTAGGGATAAGAATGGAAATTATCACGATGATATTATTTATGAAATAGTAAATGAGGAAAAGCACATATGATAAAAGGTAATAAAGTATATGATCCATTAACAAATACATGGAGTACAGACTACTGGGTAAAAGATGATAAAGGAAATTATTATCCGGTATGGTAGTAAATTGATAATGTTATAATGGTAAGACATAGCAATTATGAAGAAGGATAGAGATTGTGGAGATAATGAAGCTGATTAACAAATATGCAAATTCAAGATACTCTAATATGAATGAATATTATTGTGAAATAACAACAGAGTTAGACAAGCTTGCCGGAATTTATTCAAATAGATATTGGAAACATTATGTGCTTTGTAATTATAAGGATGGTTGTTTACCTATTAGAATTCCAGGCGGAACACTTGGAAGTATCGAGTATGACGAGAATAAGATTATTACAAAAATTCATGTTTGTACCGATTACGTTGTGAAAACTTATCCAAATGATGTAAATGAACAGCTTCAAAAGTTTATTGGTCGGAAGATAGAAATGGAAAACTAACATATTTTGTAGTCAATTGATAAGTTAGGCATATAAATAAAATTATATAACCCTCTTTAATGTATAAGATATACTGAAACAAACAAGAAGAGAGGAGAATATAAAATGCCAAGAAAAGGAGAATATAAGTATAATGTAGATGAAATATGCAGAGCATTAGATAGTTATACAGCACAATGCGTTAAGCAAAAAGAAGTACCTATATTAAAAGAGGTATTTGTTAAAAAAGGATGGTCTTACGAATATGTATGTAAGATATTAAATGGCAGATTATTAGAGCAGAAAGATGAAAGACTTGATACTTCTATAAAGAATCTAGTAAATGCTAAGGAGTACATGTTAGAAAGACTAGGCTTAAAAGGTAAGATCAATTCAACGTTAGCAATATTTAGTCTGAAGCAGTTAGGATGGAGAGATCAACAACAGGTAGATGTAGGTACTGATACAAAGAAAAGTATTAAGATTACATTAGTAAAGCCTGATTAGTAAGTAGGATGTATAGTTCAATGGTAGAATTTCAGTACGCGTAGAAGATATAGGTTCGATTCCTATTGCATCCATTAACCGGTATGTTATTTCGCATTCACTTGTTATTGCTATTGTATAGTAAACTCCAAAATCAAATTTCCCCCCACATACCGGTTATTTAATGGGTATTAGCCAAGTGGTTAAGGCACAGGACTTTGACTCCTGGATCATTGGTTCGAATCCAGTATGCCCAGTTATAAATCCTTAGAATAAAGTAAAAGAAAGAAGGGATAATATAAATTAAAAGGAAGTGATAAATTGAATATAGAACAAGAAATAAAGTTAACAGTAAATGAACACTTTATGGATTATGTAACGGACTGGGATCACCAAGAGTATTTGTTGGTAGGGTCTTATGGCAGTAGTAAATCTTATGAGACAGCAACAAAACTAATTCTTAAGTTGTTAAGTGAGAAGAGAAAAGCATTGGTTGTAAGAGATACATATGAGCAGATCAAAGAATCCTGCTATGATTTAATATATGAGATCTTAGATGGAATGGGCTTGGTTACAGAAGATAAAAGTAAGTCAAGCAGGGAAAAGTATGTGATTGCTTCTAAGTCACCATTACAGTTTACGTTCCCGAATGGTTCAAGGATTGTATTTAAGGGCATGGATAAACCAACAAAGGTAAAGTCTATCAATAATGTATCTATTGTTTGGATGGAAGAAGCATCTGAGGTTAAGTACAGTGCTTATAAGGAATTGAAGTTAAGACTTAGAAATCCATTCTTGAAGATCTATTATTTATTGACAACTAATCCGGTTGATAAACAAAATTGGATATATACACATTTCTTTGAACGTAAGGAAGTAGATGCCAATGGCGAAGAAAAGTTGGTAGTGATTCAGAATGAGGAAGAGTTCTACAAACGGAGGATAATTAGGGACAATCCAAATGGTGTATATTATCATCATAGTGTTCCGGAAGACAATTCATTTTTAACATTGGACTATATAGCAAAGTTGGAAGAGCTTAAGACATATGATCCCGATTTATATAGAGTGGCAAGGGAAGGTAAGTTCGGTATCAATGGTAGACGAGTCCTTCCTCAGTTTGTTATTGCAGATAATCCGAAAGAGTTTAAGAGGGCAGTTCTTGCTGCACCAATTAAAAGGAATGGCTTTGACTTTGGCTTTGAGACATCATATAATGCTTTGGTAAGAATTGCAGTAGATACTAAGAATAGTATATTATATATATATGATGAGTGGTATAGGAATCACTTAACGGATAAGCAAACAGCAGAGAAACTTGAGGAGTGGAATCCTGATAGTAAGAATTGGAGAGTAAAAGCCGATTGTGCACAGCCGGGATCAATTAAATATTTCCATGATGAGGGATTCGGATTTACAAAGTGCCATAAGATAACAAGACTTGAGCAGGTAAAGAAAGTAAAACGATTTAAGAAAATTATATGTAGTCCAAAATGTAAGAATACAATAAGGGAGCTTAAAGATCTTGTATATGCTGAGGATAGCAACGGCAATATGATTTATGACGAGTTCAATATTGATCCTCATACTTTCTCAGCTATATGGTATGCATTAGATGATGTTACTGTTGCTGATGTTAAAGAAAGAAAGAATAATAGTAAGAATGGAAGTGGTGCAAATGGAAGGTGATGTAGATCTGAAAAGTAAGTTTTCATGTGATAGTGACTTCATACCTATGTTCAAAGAAGAGTGGGTAAAAGTAACAAATTTATTAAAACAATATATTAAGGAGGAAAGAAAGAATGAAGAATAATGTATTTAATCCAAATGTGAACACAACTAAATGGGTAAAAGCGGCAACAGTAAGAGCCATTAAGACAATGGCACAGACAGCTATTGGTATTATTGGAGCAGCTACAATGATTGAAAGTGTTGATTGGAGAGTAGTAGCAAGTGGTGCTATTATTTCAGGTGTCGTAAGTATCTTAACAAGTGTAGCAGGCTTACCGGAGGTAGAAGAGAATGCGTAATGTATCACAGTTACATCCAGAATTGAAGAAGAAAGCGGTAAAACTTCAAAAGGAATGTTTAAAAGTAGGAATCAAGATTAAGATTGGTGAGTGTGTAAGAACAGTTGCAGAGCAGAATGCTTTATATGCAAAGGGTAGAAATGGTGTTCCTGGTCCTATTGTTACAAAAGCAAAAGGAACTGACTACAGATCAATGCATCAATGGGGAGTTGCTTTTGACTTTTTCTTAGATATGGATGTTGATAAAGATGGAAAGAAATCAGATGATGTTTTCAACAATGCAACAAAGTTATTCAATAAGGTTGGAGCAATTGGTAAGAAGCTTGGTCTTGAATGGGGAGGAGATTGGAAGAGTATTAAAGATCTTCCACATTTCCAGTTACCAGATTGGGGTAGTACAGCTACACAATTAAAGAAGAAATATGGTACACCAGAAAAGTTCAAAGAAACATGGGATGATAAGAAAGAAGTAAAGAATGTTAAAGCAAAGCCAAACAATACTGTAACAGCTTCTAAGAATTCAACAGAGCCAGCTAGACATAGGGATGCCAAGTACAAAGGTTTGTATTCAACAACAAGTAATTTGAATCTTAGAACAGGTGCAGGAGCTAAGAAACCTATTGTTACTGTTATTCCGAAAGGAACACGTGTTGTATGTCATGGTTATTATACAAATGTTGATTCAGATGTTTGGTTATTCATTCAGTATGGTAAGTATACTGGATTTGTAAGCAAGAAGCATTTAAAGTAAGGAGGAATTAAACGATGAGTGATGCTAATGTAAACATTACAACATCAATTGAAGATGGAGACATCGTATCATATAGAGATATTCCTTATGCAGTGTTGGATGATGATATTAGTGGCACTCTGAGGGAAGATTTTTTCCATGAGCTTGGAAAGATAAAGAAGTTCTATCAGATTTACAAACAAGGTATGGACTTTACAACTGATGGAACAAATGGTGATTATATTCCAAGCCAACTGAGGTTCAAAAAGGCAGCAGGATTGATCAACAAAGAAGCAAGGTTTATGTTTAGTACACCAATGGATTTCTATGTTAATCAAGATCAAAATGAAACAGACGAGCAGAAGGCAAACAATACAATATTGAATAATTTTCTGCAGAAAGTCCTGAAGAAAAACTTCTTTGATAAGAATGTATTAAAAGCAGCAAAGGATTGCTTCATCGGTAAAAGAGTTGCTTGTATTCTTAATTTCAATGAGGACTCAGGTATTGCAGTTGATTTCCTTAATCCGTTAGAGTTCTACTATGAAATGGCCGGAGCTGATATGCTTACTAAGATTGTTGCTTTCTTTGTTGAAGTTGAGGCATCCAATAATGTAGAGAAGAAGATACGTAAGAAAACATATTGGATGGCAGATGATGGTTATTGTTGGGTACATGAGGTTATGTATAATGGCTTAGGTGTACAGCTTGAAGAATTAGTTCCTGCAAGGTCTACGTTGTTTGAATATATTCCAGCGGTAGTGATCCTTAATGATGGTCTTACAAATGATATTAGAGGGGAATCGGAGATAGAGGATTATGCCAAGTACGAAAAGTATTACAGTAAATTAGTAAATAGTGATTTTGATGCAGAAAGAAAGAGTATGAATCCTGTTCGCTATACTATTGATGCTTCTTCGGGATCAACAAGCAACCTTTCAATTGGTCCTGGAGCATTTTGGGATATTCAATCAGATGATAATGGTGTTGAAGTGAAGAATGCTTCTGTTGGCCAATTGGAATCAAATATGAGTTACTCAGCAGCTTTGTCTGCTACATTGGATCGTGTAGATAATGAGATGCATAGTTTAGGATCAATTCCAAACATTGAGTCTGATAAGTTACAAGGAGTGATTACTTCAGGTAAAACGTTAAAAGCTCTTTACTGGCCATTGATTGTAAGATGTGATGAGAAGATGCAAACATGGGGAGCTGCAGCAGAATTTATTGCAAAGTGCATTTTGGATGGTGCTTCATTATATCCAAAGGTTGTTCCATATTATACGAACGAAGAACTTCCTATTGTTGAGGCTGATATTCAGGTAATGAACAATTATGCTTTACCAGAGGATGAACAGGACGAAAAGAATATTGATCTTGCAGAGGTAACAGCACAAACAATGAGCCGGTCGTCTTACATGAAGAAGTGGAGAAAACTTACTGATAAAGAAGTAATGTCTGAGCTTCAGCAAATTGCTTTGGAACAGGAAATGCTATCAGGTAATTCATATGGTAATATTCCACCAATGGAAAGAGATGATCAGCAATTAGACGGTGAAGATGATGATAGTAAATTGGATGAACCTGATGTTGTTGAGGGATCACATGATGACGAATAAGGCATTTTAAGTAATAAGCTAATAAAATATAAGGCTAAAAAGTAAAAATCCCTTTAAGGGCCAAATAAATGAATTTGAAGGAGGTTGCTGATTATGTACAATTTAAGATTTGCAAAAGCTGAACAAACACGTAAGGCAATTACTAATCAGCAACTGCGACAAATTAGAAATATGTATCAGGAAATTGCTGATCAATATTCGAGAAGAATAGAAAATCTTTCAAGTAAGACAAATATAAGTTCAATACTTAGAACACAGTATTTGAATGAATATCAAAAGCAACTTGCTGATGAACTTGGTAAGGTAAATCGTAGGATCGAATCAAATATCAAGTCCGGTATGACACAAACAGCAGAAGCAGTATTGGAAGAAGAAATAAGAAGAGCAAAAGAACTAGGATTTGTCGGTATAACAGGAAAATATTCTAATATTCCTACTGATGTAGTAGAGGCAATAATCTCAGGACAATTATATCAAGGTGATTGGTCGTTAAGTAGTGCTATTTGGGGTACAAATAAAAAGATACAGCAGGATTGCCAAAATATCGTAGCAAGAGGTATTGCGGCAAATAAAGGTGTATATGAAGTTGCCAAAGATTTAGAAGCCTATGTAAATCCGGAAGCAAGAAAAACGTATAGGTGGGCAAGAGATTATCCGGGTAGTAATAAAGTAATTGATTACAATGCCAGTAGATTGGCAAGAACAATGATGAGTCATGCATACCAAGAAGCATTTGAGAGATCAACGGCAAAAGATCCGTGGGTAGAAGCTTACCAGTGGAATACAGGTCACAATAATAGAGTGTGTCCTTTATGTATTGAAAGGGAAGAAAACGATTCATACGGATTAGGTCCAGGTGTATATCCAAAAGGAGAAGTGCCACTAGATCATCCAAATGGTCAATGCTTCCTGACAATAGTTCAAACAAAAAGTACAAATGATGTTGTTAATGATTTAGCTAATTGGTATAACGGAGTAGGTGATCAGAGTATGAATGAGAAGATCAATGATTTTGCTTATTCACTTGGTTATACTCCAGGTATGTTAAAAAAGACAGTAAAGAAAGTTGGAGTTGAAGCTACTGCTGAAAAGATTAAACAATATTCTGACAGACAAATAAAAAATGCATCAAAGTTCATAAAAGAGCTAGAAATGGATCAAACAAGTATTGATAATTATATGGACACAATAAAAGGAACAAGCAGAGAATTTCAAAATGCATTTGTGGATGCTATGAAAAAGAAAGTAAAAAATTGGGATTTTGATGATGAAGGAAGCTATTATTGGTCATCTAAACAAGAGATAAAATATACATATGGAAGTATAGAAGCTTGGATGTTTAGTGGAAATAATCATCAAAAGCAAACACTTTTTCACGAAATAGGACATGCAATTGATGACTTAAGAAAAGGAACTAATTCAAAATGGACAAATAAAAAAGAATTTGTTGATGCAATGCTAAAAGACATGACTATTATGAATGAAAAATGCAAAAATGGAGACATCGAATATATTCTTGAGTTAAGGAAAATGGTAAACGATAATTCTTCAAAAGGTGTTCAAGATGCAATATCAGCAATGCATTGCAAAGGAATAAATCTTAGCAATGTTAAACCAAATGTGAAAGTATGGTGGCATCATTCACAAGAATACTACGAAAGAAGAAATGCAAAAAAAGAAGCTGCTTCTGAATTGTTTGCAAATATGTGTGGTGCTCAAGCCGATAAAGGAGCAATAAAATATATAGAAAAATATTTTCCGAATACTTACAAAGAGTTTTGGAACATAATAAATGAAATAGGAAAGTAGTTTACTTTTTGTCTTAAATGTGTTATAATTAAATTAAACTAAATAGGAGGTGATATAATGTATGATGGAAATACAAGTGATATTTTGAAAGAGCTTGATGAATACCAGAATAAGTTCGATGAAGGATTTCCGCTAATGCAGGCTTATGGTGATGCTAAAATTGTTCGAAAACAAATTATGGAATGTATCAACAAAAACAAAAGAGCAAGTGTTTTATGGCCTGAAATTTACGGTGAGTGTAATGGTAAATTTATTTAAAAAATACATAAAAAACTGTTTACAAATTCGTAAATATGGTATATAATATAATTATAAATTAAATATTATAAATTTTAAATCTATTGAGGTAGAAAATAAAATGATTAAGAAATCAAGCTGGTAGAAATACCGGCTTATTCTTGTTTAAAGGAGAAAAAAGATGAATAAAAAAGTTGAAGTAATATGTGAAGAGTGTAAGAGCGAGTTTTTATTTGATACTGTGGAAATCAAACAGAAAGAAAAGGTAAAGATTGGTAATGACACCTTTGCGATAATTTATTACAAATGTCCTGAATGTGGAGCAATTCAATTAGTAGGGATGCTGAATTATCGAGCAAAACGAATTAGAAATTCATATTTTGCAGCTTATGATTCCGTTAGAAAAATGGAAGTAACTGGAGATCATATGTTACGTCCGGTTATTTATAAGCAGAGAAAAGACAAACTTGAAAAATTAAAGTTAGAAAACACAGAATATCAGCAAATGCTTTTGAATCAATACAAGGACAAGATTCCTGCTGAAGTATTTGAGGAGGATGATACAAATGAATGATAATAAAAATATTATTGTTTGCGATAATTGTCATTGTAGAATAACGGTCATTGAATCTAAGCGTAAAGTTATAAATATTGATGGCAAAGTAATTGAGGTTGCTTGGTTTAATTGTAGAAATTGTGGAAAGCCATATCTCATAGAAGTAGTTGACTACACTGTAGAGAAGAAAAGGAAGAAGCTTGTTAAGATTAACAAAAGTATACAAAAGAAAAAGCAAAGAGGTATTTTTCCAACAGAGGAAAGAATCAAACAAGCAATCGAGTTAAAAGAAGACCTTATAAGCTACGAAATGAAGCTTAAGGATAAATACAAGAATCTTATACCGCGTAATATTCTTGTTTAACAACAATTGCGGAGTATCTTGTGACCAACACATTAACTGGAAGAAAAGGAGATAAAAATGAAAAACAGAACAATTGAAAACATGTTAGAAAACGCATTACCACGAATGGCAACTAATTTACAGTTTTTCGCATCAAGTGGAGATCAGAATCATGACGATGATGATGATCAGGATGGCAATGATGACGATGATCAGGATGGCAATGATGATGATGACTCAGATGAAGGCAACAAGGACAGCAAAGACAATGAAAAGAAGTTTACACAAGCTGATATGACAGCAACCGCAGCTAAAGAGAAAAAGCAAGGACGTGCAGCGGCTTTTCGCGAGATGGGATTTAAGTCTGAGAAAGAAGCAAAAGCTCAGTTAGAAGCTTTTAGAAAGTATCAGGAATCTCAGCTAACTCCGGAACAGAAAACTGCGGCACAGATTCAGCAGGCAAAAGATGATAAGTCAGACGCCGAAAAGAGAGCAGAAGCTGCAGAAAATAAGTTAGCAGCAATTCAGGCTGGTGTAAAGAAGGATGCTGTTGATGATGCTGTTGCCATTGCAATGATGAAGGTTGAAGATGGTAAATCATTAGAGGATGTTCTTGGCGAGATGAAAACTCAGCCACGATACAAGGGTTTTTTCGATGGTTCAGACGACGACGATGATAATGGTGGAAAAGGTGGCACCGGTACAAGTGTTCGCCATAAATCGTCTAAAAAGGATGAAGATGGAATAGGGAAAAGACTTGGTCAAGCACAGGTTAATGGAAATGGTGCTGTAAAGAAAAGTAGCTATTTCAGAAGTTAATGTTAAGAAGGAGGATTGAAGAATGTTAAATCAATCAGGTATCACAAAAACGAGTGGTCTTGCAAGAAAGACAATTCTTATTGACACGCAATTATTTTTCGCATTACCGTGTATGATTGCAGCAACAGGAGTTGAAGCCGGATCAGATGGTAAGAAGATTGTAAAAGCAGGAACACCACTTAAAGGTTCGTTGCTTAACAGAGATGAAGCTTTTACAGTAGGAGCAAAGGATGATGCCGTTATCGGTATTGCAGAACATGACGTAGATGTTACTGCAGGAACGGCAAATGGAGGTGTTATTGTATTTGGCTTTATTGATGAGAGTAAGCTTGATACAGATGTAGTTGCATTGCTTGATACTGCAAATACAGATTCAACAAAACTTAGAGACAAGCTTACAAAGATTACATTTTGCAAGTAGTAAAGGAGGGATAAAAAGATGACAATTTTTGAATTAGTAACGTCAGATCAAATTACGGCTTATTGGGAGTCGCAAGCTCAAAACAGAAAACCTTATCTTGGTGAGGAGTTATTCCCATCGCAGCAAAAGTTAGGCTTGAGCATCAAATGGATCAAAGGGTCTCAGGGGTTACCGGTTGTGTTAAAACCATCGGCATATGATGTGGCTGCAAAGAAGAGAGACCGAATCGGATTCGACAAGTTAAACATGGATATGCCATTTTTCAAAGAATCTACGTATATTGATGAGGAACTTCGGCAGGAGTTAAATAAGGTACTTGAGACAGGCAATCAGGCCTATATTGATTCTATTATGAATCAGGTATTCAATGATACAACTAACCTTTTGGAAGGTGCGGCTGCACAGCGTGAGCGCATGAGAATGATGGCCCTCACAACCGGTAAGATCAGTATGAAGGCAAATGGTCAGAATTACGATTACGATTATAGTATTCCTGATAATCACATGGTTGATTCTTCAAAGGCATGGTCTGATCCAACAGCTACGATTATCGATGATATTCGTGATCTTATGGATCTGATTGAGGACGAGACTGGTGTTCGCCCTGAAAGAGCTGTATGTTCAAGAAAGACATTTGGCTATATTAGAAAGAACAATGAGATTCGGCAGGCAATTCTAGGAAGCGATGCTACAGCCCCGGTATCTGATACGAAGATCTTGGATTACATTATGGACGAGTTAAAGCTGGATGTTGTAGTATACAACAAGAAAGCAAAGGACGAGAAGGGAACTGAGTTCCAGTATGTTGCAGATGATACATTCGTTATCTTCCCACAGGGTAAGTTGGGAACTGGATGGTTCGGTACAACGCCTGAACAATCAGATCTCATGGCTGGTTCTGCTGCCAATGTATCAATTACAGACACAGGCGTTGCAGTTACTACATCGAAGAAAGTTGATCCAGTTAATGTTGAGACAAAAGTGTCTATGATTTACTTGCCTTCATTCGAGACAGCAGATCAGGTTGGTATTATTGATGTTACTGGTGCTTAATTTGGAGGTAGTATAACATGGCAATGGTAATTATTGAAAGAGACGGAAAGCAAGCAAAGGTTTCGTATGGTTCATTTAAGAACAGTTTTGAAAAGGTTGGCTGGAGGATCTCAGGTGCTTCAAAAAGCAAGCTTCATAAGTTGCCTAAGGAAAATACCAAAGGAGAGGCAAAAGCCTCTTCTGAGGTTAATGGTGAATCCAAGAAGGCATCTGAGTCAAAGGATGAATGGGATGCGGCTGATGAAGAGCTTGAGATGGAAAAGTCAATTGATGAAATGGATATGAGTGAGCTTAAGAAGTTTGCAGAGTCCAAAGGAATAAATACAAAAGAGCTTAAGACTGTAGGTGCTTTAAAGAAAGCTATTAAAGCGGTAATGTAAGGAGGTAGCCATATGGCAGAACTTTCTAAGCAGGATCGTATCAAAAAACTTCTTAGAGAAGAGGAATGCCCATTTTTTGCAGATGGAGACATAGAGTTCTATTTGTCAGAAAATGGTGGCAATGTTAACAAGACATTGTATCAAATGTTTTTGATAAAGGCAGAAGATACAACATTGAGTGTATCAGGATTGAATTGTGCAGATACTTCAAAGTATTTTAGAAGGCTTGCACAAAGGTACAGACAAAACAATTCAGGACAATTGAAAGGAGGTTGATGTATATGAAAGCATCCAACTTCCTTTTACATCGTTTGCAAGTACAGCTTAATATGAGAGGTATTGAGTATGTATTTAGTAGACAAACACTGGATAAGTTTGGACAGCCAATCGAGGGCGATGATGATGAAAATGTTATTGTAGGCATTTATCACGAATCCAATTCTTATATTCAAACGACAGGTGGAAATGCAACAGTAATACGTACAAGAAAAAGTCCGATGATTTTATGTTTGTTCGCAGATGGCGATAAAATTAAGCAAGGTGATAGGATAGTTATAAACGAAAAAACATATAAGGTTTCTGGTGTTTTGGACGTTCAAAATTATCATATTGCAGCAGATATATCGCTTGAGGAGGTGCTTGAGTAATGCCAGAATTTGAATGGGATATGAACATTGAAAATTTAAAAAATGGTATTGTAGCAGTTGATAAAAAAGCACAAGCTGCTGTAGAAATGTATGCAAAAAATCAGGCTAAAATGCTTGAATCGTATGCTAAGCAAAAAGCACCTTGGACGGATAGAACAGGAATGGCTAGGAAGTCATTGAATGCAACGACAGAAAAAAAAGAAAATGGAATAAGGATAACATTAGCACATGGTGTTAATTATGGTTTGTGGTTAGAGTTGGCACATGAGAAAAGGTTTGCTATCGTAAAGCCTACAATTGAGCTTAAAGGCAATGATGTATTGAAAGGTTATGCAAATTTACTTGGTAAGATTGGGTATTAAGGAGGTATGTTGAATGTCAGTATATGAAAAAGCATACGATAGCTTTAAAGAAGCGGGATTTAAAACATATGTACCCAATACCCATAAAGGTGATGTAACGGAGCAATATATTGTTTTGTTGGATGGTGGTAGAACACGAACCAATAATTTTTCGTCACAAACAGTTTTGCTTGACGTACTATGTTATGTTCCTGGAAATCGTTTTACAGATTTAGATATTCTTGCCGATGAAGTAAAGAATGTGGCAAAAAATAAATTATTTCCATTGTTGATACCAACAGGAAATGAGACACAAGCGTATTACGATGATTCGATAAATGGATGGATGAAATCGGTCGAATATCGTTATACAGTTAGAAATAGAAGTTTAAGATAAGGAGGACAATAAAATGGCAGAACCAAAAAGAGGCACAGAAGTTGCTATGATTGATGCATGCCTTGTTGTTATGAGGACAAAAGGAGAAATGGAACAGCAACTTGCACTCGATACAGCGTCTCAAGTTGAAGTTGCAATTGCTACAGAAACGACGGATGCGGTAAAACTTATTGTTAAAGGTAAGTTAATTGCTCAGAAGAAAGCTGTGACTACCGTTACTGGCAATACATTAACATTAACAGATAATGTATTTAACTTTGAGCAGGCGAAAATTATTCAGGGTGGTACGTTGTACTATTGGACAGATAACGATCACACTTCTACACAGACAACAAAAACAGAGTTTGGAATTGCAGGGTATGAACCACCTGTTGCAGGAAGCGCAGAAAAAGGGGAAGTATTTGACCTTGATCTTTATTCGGCAGTATATGATACCTCTGGTGATATTGTTCAGTATGAGAAGATTTCTTATCCGAATTGTACGGGACAGCCATTTGGTGTTGGTGCTCAGGATGATACATTTAATGTTAATGCAATCACAATTGATAGTGCTCCACCAAAAGGAAAGGCACCATATTCGATTATGACTGTTAAAGAACTTCCTGCAATTGCAGAGTAGTAAAAGGAGAAAATAAAAATGGCAAAAGATCAATTAAAAGTTACATCGATAAATACCTTGAAAGGTTACATGAAAGGATCTCTTGTAAAGTTGCCAAGTTTTGGAGATGGCCAGGATTTCGTTGCAAGATTGAAAAGACCTTCGTTACTGGATATGATGAGAACTGGGCAGATTCCAAACGAACTTCTTTCCTCGGCATCTGATTTGTTTGCAGAAGGTACAGGTTCATTTGTATCTGACAAAGACAATATGTCAAAATTGTATGATGTTATGGATAAGCTTTGTGAAGCAACATTTGTAGAACCATCGTATGATGAAATGAAAGAAGCTGGAATCAAACTTACAGATGAACAGTTGATTTTCATTTTTGATTATTCGCAGAATGGGGTGAAAGCTCTTGATTCCTTTCGTCAGGAGCAAAGAGATATTGTCGATGATACAATTGAGCAAGCTTTATCAGATACGACCGAGTAAAATTGCAGGAATTGAAGATACTTACGTAGCATATTGTTTTGATGAAGCTTGTGCATATATTCAAATTCGTATAGACAACGAAGAAAAGCCAGCCTTTAATAAGATTGGCAATGATAAAAGTAATGATAAAAAAAGTAAAAAAAGAATAAAAAAGAATCAAAGAATGTTACCGAGTGAAATATATGAAAGGTATAAGTGAGGTGATAAAGAGTGGCAGTAAATCTTGGTACAGCAGTTGGTTATTTGGATTTAGATACTTCTAAATTTCAAAAAGGATTTAAAAGTGCATTGGCGTCTGTGAATGAATTCAAAAATGGTTCTAGCGGAATAAGTAGTGCACTTAAAGGAGTAGGATCAGCTATGACGTCTGTTGGAAAAGATATGACGTTAAAAGTTAGTGCTCCGCTTGTTGCCGTAGGTGCTGCCGCTGTTAAAGCCTCATCATCTTTGGAAAAAGGGTTGTCTAAAGTTAAGGCTATTTCTGGTGCAACATCTAGTGATATGGTTATGCTTAAAGACAAAGCGATTGAAATGGGCGCCAAGACAAAGTTCTCAGCTTCAGAAGCAGCCGATGCTTTTACATACATGGCAATGGCCGGTTGGAAAACGAAAGATATGATGGATGGTATCGATGGTATCATGAATCTTTCAGCTGCAGATGGCTTGGATTTAGCAACTACGTCCGATATTGTAACAGATGCAATTACAGCATTCGGATTGTCAGCCAAAGATTCTACGCATTTTGCAGACGTATTAGCAGCTGCGTCAAGTAATGCAAATACAAATGTGTCAATGTTAGGTGAATCGTTTAAATATGTAGGTCCAGTTGCAGGTGCTATGGGATATTCAGTCGAAGATGTTTCCACAGCATTAGGCTTGATGGCAAATAGTGGTATTAAAGCATCTGCCGCTGGTACTTCATTAAGAACGTTACTTACTAATATGGCAAAGCCAACGGACGATATGGCAGCAGCTATGGATGCATTGGGAATAAGTCTTTCAGATAGTTCTGGTAAAGTAAAACCATTAGGACAATTGATGGATGAATTAAGAGATCATTTTTCGAATGGTGTTATTAGTTCTGATGAATTTACAAAACAGTTATTTAAGTTGAATAATGCTTGGGCTGATGGCAAAATAAAAGATGAAGATTACAATGAATCTTTGAAAGATTTGATGGCTTCTGCTTATGGAGTAGAAGGAGCAGAGAGAGCCAAGTATGCCGCTACTTTAGCCGGTAAGGAAGGAATGGCAGGATTGCTTGCTATATTGAATACTTCAGATGAAGATTATAAAAAGTTAAAAAAATCTATTGATGGAGCTTCAGATGCATATAACGGTCAAGGTACAGCAGCTGGTATGGCGCAGACTATGTTGGATAACTTAGATGGACAAGTTACTATTTTGAAGTCAACTTTGGAATCATTAGCAATTTCAATTGGCGATATGCTATTGCCATACATTAAATCATTCGTTGCATGGTTACAGTCACTTGTTGAGTGGTTAAATGGTCTTGATGATGGACAGAAAAGAACGTTGATTAGAATAGCGGCTATTGTCGCAGCAATAGGTCCATTGTTGATAATCGGAGGTAAAGTTGTAAAGCTTATATCTACGATAGTTAATGTTGTTACATTTTTTACAACAACAGTAGTTCCGTGCGTAAAGGCGATAGGAATGTTAAAGGCAGGATTCACTGGAGCGGAGCTTGTTTTGGAAGGTTTTTCAAAAGGTATTGTCGGAGTAGCATCTAAGTTGGCAATATTAACAGGTCCAGTAGGAATTGTAATTGCAGCAATTGCAGCTTTAGTTGCAGCATTTGTTGTATTGTGGAACAAGTCGGATGCTTTTAGAAATTTCTGGATAAATCTTTGGAACAAGTTAAAGAGCACAACAAAGACAATTATTGATGCTATAGCGAAGTTCTTTACAGAAACACTTCCGAAAGCATTAAAAAAAGCCGAAACTTTTGTCAAGAACTTTCCTGAGAATTTTGTGAATTTTATGAAAAATTTGCCAAGGAATGTGGGACTGATTATTGGCAAGGTGGCTGGTTCGATTGCTAGCTTTGCTGTCAACGTAGCAAAGAAAGGAGCTGAAGCTGGTAAAAAATTTGTAGAGAATGTTGTAAAATTCTTTAAAAATTTGCCCAAAAACGTAGCGACATTTTTGACAAATGTAGTAACAAGTGCAATCAAGTTTGTTAAGGAGTTTCCGGAAAAAGCAAGAGAAGCATCAAAGAAGTTTGGTAATATGCTTATAAATGGTTTAAAAAGTTTGCCAGGAAAGATGCTTAGTATTGGTAAGAATATAATTGATGGTATCGTTAAAGGCATTAAAAATGCATGGGGAAGTGCAAAAAAGGCTGTATCTGATTTCGCAGGAGGAGTCGTTGATGGATTTAAGAGTGCTTTTCAAATTCATTCTCCGTCAAAAGTTATGAAGGAGAAAATTGGATATAACATTGTTAATGGTCTCATAGCTGGTGTTAAAGCTAAGAAGGGAGAAGCAAAGAAAGCAGCTTCTGAGGTGTCGCAAGATATTGTGGATGCAGCTAAGACTAAGTTGGATGTTTTACAGACATATAACAAAATCTCCGAGGAAGGTGAAATTCTTTATTGGCAATCACTGTTGGGCCATTTGAAAAAAGGATCTAGTGCATATCTTGAAGCATATAAGAGCTACAAAGAAGCAAAGCAAAAGTACAATGAAGAAATTAAGAATATGGAAAGCGAGTACAAAGAAAAAGTTACTACTGTATATTCTGATTTGAAAAATGAAGTTACGGATCTTACTAAGGCATATAAAGATCAGGTTGCAAGTAGGAAAGAGGCACTGTTATCTTCGTTTAAATTATTCGACAAGTATGAGATTAGTACAGATAAATCTGGAAAAGATTTGACTGATAACTTACAATCTCAGGTTGATGCTTTGCAGCAGTTCAATGGTCAAATGGAAAAATTGGAAGGAAGAAAAATCTTACCAAAAAGTCTGATTACAGAATTGAGGGAGCAAGGTGTTGCGGCTACAGGTGAATTGACAACGTTGAATGCCATGACTTCTGATCAATTGAAGCAATATGCCGATTTGTGGAAACAAAGAAATAAACTTGCAAAAGAAGAAGCTGATCGTGAAAATAAAGAGGCATACGATAAACTACAAGGCGATATTGCAAAAGCTCAATCGGCAGCATACAAAAAGCTTGACAAACTTGCTACGCAGTATGAAAAGAAGCTAAAGAAGATGAAAAATAATGCTTATGATAGTGCAAATATTGCTGGTAAAAAAACAGTTAAAGGATTGGTTGATGGAATTAACAAAAGTAAAAATAAACTTGAAAAGACATTGGGTGGTATATTAGATACTGTAAGTTCGTATATGAGCAAGATGAATGCGAAGGTTGCGGATTATAATTCAAAGGCAAATAGCGTAAGTCATTCACATAGGCAAGGTTTGACGTATGTTCCATATGACGGGTATCAAGCAACATTGCACGAAGGTGAAAGGGTTCTTACAAAAGAAGAAGCAAAGAATCAAACATCTGGTGGTGATACATTTATATTCAATAGTCCAAAAGCAATTGATGAAAGGGAGGCTGCTAGACAAATGAAGTTAGCTAAAAAGCAGTTGGCAATGGATTATTGATAATTTGTAAAGGTGGTGATAAGGTGGTGAGATAAATGGTTGAAAGTATAAAGATAAAAAACTTGGCTACAAATGTTGTGAAAAGTTTTGATATGTCGGAAGCAGATTATTTGATTTATGAAGGTGCTATTGATTGGGGTACGGTTGCAGTTAACCATAATACATTTTCATATCCAACCCAAATAGGTGCATATATTACAAATACAGTAATTGGCACTAGAGATATATCAATAAATGGCTGGATAATTGGTGAAACGTTAGAAGAGATAGAGAAAAAGAAAAACTCGTTATCAAGGCTTATCAATCCGGTTGAGCAAGTTACTATTTACGTTGGTGAATATTCAATTTCAGGCAAACCTAGTAGCAATGTTACGTATGGTAAAGAATATGCGGAAAATAACGATGTTTGCTGCAAATTCTTGATACAGATATTATGTGATTATCCAATGTTTATTTTGACGAATCCATTAACGCCTGAAATTGGTAAAATATTTGGTGGATTTATGTTCCCACTGACAATTCCTAAAAATAAAGGTTTGATAATGGGTTATAGACAAAGAAGTCTATTCACGACAATAAATAATCAAGGAAGTATTAGTGTAGGTATTAAGATTAAGATATATGCACATGGAACGGTAAATAATATTGAAATCATTGACGTAAACAGTGGAAAAAAGATAAGAATAAATAAAGTGTTAAATAGTGGAGAAGTTGTTGAAATTGATACTAATGCAGGGAATAGACATGTTTATGGTTTTGTTAATGGAATTGAGCAAGACTATATTCAATACTTTGATTATGATTCAGAATGGTTACAGTTGCAAACAGGTATAAATACATTGACGTTTAGATCATATTCAAGTGGCAACATACGAGATGAATCTTATAAAAGAGCAGAGGTTATTATTGAGTACAAGTCTGCAAGATATAATATACCGGAGGAGTAAAATATGAGGTTGGAAGTATTTGATTTCGAATTGAATCGCTTAGGTCTTATAGAGATTTATTCTTCGATAAATTACACACTTAAATTCATTGATGTAGGTAGCTTCGAGTTAAAGTGCGCAATAAATGAGCAAAATGTTAAACTTATTCAGAAGAATCGTTTTTTGTGGATAGAAGATGAAGTATGTGGTATTATTCAATACATAAGTTCATCTACCGATGATGGTACTATAACTGTGAAGGGCAAGCTTGCAAAAGAAATGTTGAATTGGCGGTGGGTTTATCCATGCTTTGTTAAGACTGGAGAACCAGCTGCACTAGCTGAAAGTATCGTCAATATTCATTGCGTAAATCCTTCTGAGTCTAAGCGTAAAATGAAAGGGCTTGTAATTGGTAATGCAGGATATGTCATTAACAAGCCACATATAACGTATCAAAAGACGGGAGATACAGTTCTTACCTCTGTCCAAAACATTTCAACAGCAAACAACCTTGGCTTTGAAATATATTTTAATCCAAGAAATGTAAATCCATTTAAGTTTGTTATGTTGGAAGGGAAAGACAGGACAATTGGAAACAAAGATGGAAACAAACCAGTTGTTTTTTCAAGAGATTTTGAAAATATAATATCAGGTAGTTATGAATACAATGATGATAGTTTTCGCAATATAGCTTTAGTTGCCGGAGAAACTACTGACGGATCTAACAACGAGAATGCAGCAAGGACATTTTTAGTTGTAGATCAAATAGGAAGTGAGAATGTGTCTAGCTTTTACAGAAAAGAGCTTTACATTGATGCAAGAGACTTACAGTCTGAATACTCAGAAGAAGCAACCACAAAAGATGATGAAGGAAATGATATTACAGAAACAGTTCAGAAGAAAATGACTGAGCAGGAGTATAATGCAACATTGTCGAATCGTGGTTTTGAAAAGATGGGAGAAACTTTAGTTGAGGAGTCATATGAGTCTCAAATAAGAACAGATGCGAGGACAATATATCAGTTTGGAAAAGATTATACATATGGTGATTATGTTACTGTAATTGACAAAAGCTTAGGAATAATGCTAAATGTACAGATTACGGAGATGCAAATTGTTTATGATGCTAATGGTTACGATTATATACCAACTTTTGGGAATAGTGTTCCAACGATACTAAAAAAAATAAAACGAATAATATAGGTGGTGATAGTAATGGCAGAAACAAGTGGATTTTTTAATGCTGAGATGGTTGAAGGCGATGGCTCGACAACATACGATAGAATATACTATGCAGATCAATTTGCTTATTATTTTAGCAAGTTCATTTCAAACGGTGTTTACATCAATCCTGCCACACAATTAAAAGTAACATCAAAAGGTGAATTGAAGTTAAATGTGGCGGTTGGTGATGCATTCATAAACGGTTATTGGTATAAGAATGATGAGAACTTTGAATTGCAACTTGCACAAGCAAATGGTTCTTTGCCGAGGATTGATAGAGTTGTATTACGATGGGACTCATTGACAAGATATATCAATCTTGCAATATTACAAGGGAATCCGGCAGCTACACCAAGTGCAAAGAACCTTACGAGAAATGCTGATACGTGGGAACTTGGTCTTGCAGACGTATACATTGAAAGAGGTGTTTTGTCTATTTCGGATGCGAATGTAACCGATCTAAGACCAGATAGAACATATTGTGGATATGTTGCAGGAGTTGTAAATCAAATTGATACAACAAATCTTTTTGCACAGTTTACAGATGCATTTGAACAATATTATGAAAAGCAAGTAACGGCTTCAGATAAGTTTAGTTCTGATCTTGCAAAGAAATATAATGATTATGCAGTTCTTGCAGAAACTAACTTTGGAAAGTGGATGACAGATACAAAGGGTGATTTTGATACATGGTACGAAACTATTCAAGCAATGCTTAGTGATGAGGAAGCAGTTAAACTTGCAAATCAGATTTCAGAGTTAAAAAAGCAGTTTCAATTGCTTGCATTAAGAGGGTTAAAAACAGATCTGTTTGAATTGGCATCAAATGATGGTTCTGTATTTACCGAAAATGCGCAGAATGCATACGTATTCTTGAAGCAGATATATGGTAAGTCTGAGCTGGTGAATGATGCATTTATTAGCGTTGGTGAATCTGGTGCACTTGAATTTGATTCAGTTGACGCAACAAATGAGAATGTAAGTAGCGCTAAGTTAACAACTGGAATGCCTTTGAGAGGATTTATTATTGATGATGTAGCTGTTGCAAATTATACAGATGCAAATGGTAAATATTGGTTGTGCGATAGCATAGAACTTTCTGTAGATGGTTATTGGTATTGCATTAAAAGAGTTGGCAGTATTTTGTCATATAACTCTGAGAGCGTAGGAAGTATTTATAAAACACCAACAGGAACTTTAGACAAAGGAAAACAGGTGCTTTATAAGTTAAGTGATTACGTTGTTTCGAAACTTGCAGATGAAGAACAAAGTCAATTATCTGAATTACTTTCTTATGGTGGAGGTAAATTACCAGCCACGACGGGAAGCAATGCGGCTGAAGCTATTCAATTGCATGTAAAACAAAATGTTACAGATGAAAATGGTGCACATAACATAAGATTCAGAAATGGCTCATTACAATACAAAGAAGGAAATGAATGGAAAGATGCAAAACAGTATAGTAAGAATGTTGATTTTTCTACGTCGACGAGCAAATCACTTAATGACAGTATTGAAGCCAATTTGGTATTATCAAATGCTACCAGGAATTTACTACCTTATCCATATGTTAAAGCTAGCGGAAGCATTTCACATGGCGTGACTATGACATACACTAAGGAAGGAACAATATCATTGGATGGCACAATATCAGGCGGTGTTGTACAACCTGGTTTTGCATTATATGAGAATGTCGAGAAGTTATTTAACGGTGCTGTAAATACGCTGTATTCTAAGTATGATACGACAATTAAAGGAAGTTTACACTCGTTTTTTCAAATTTTTAAAAAAAATGATGGCTCTTTGGTAACTAACGTTGAGACTTTGTCAAAAAATGATTATGACTGGGCAAACTATAAATGCAGTTATGTAATTCAATATCATAAAACATCCGGTGATATTCACGGGACAGTTTCTAATATTAGAATAGTAACCAACGCTGACGACCCATTTGTTCCATATTCCGGATACGATATTAAGACGATTGGAAAGAATCTGATTCCGTATCCATATTATAGAGGTTCTTCGTATATTTCGAGTGGAATAATGTTTACTGTAGATTCAAACGGAGTAATACATGCTTCTGGAACAGCATCTAATACCGCATTCTATACGCTGCATTCATACGCTTTAATTCCTTGTCTTACGGTTGGGAATAAATATACCATGACACTAACTGTAAAAAATGGAACAGCATCAGCATATTTAGCAAATAATAAAAGTAATAAAAACACGGATATAGCTGCCATACGTAAGCTAACGAATGGTACAAATTCGACGATCTTCACTTTTACAAGAATAGATGGGGCGAATGATCAACTAGGCGTGTACATCACATCAGGAACAACCCTAACCGACTGCCAAATCAAAGTTCAATTAGAAGAAGGAGAAATTGCTACAAACATAACTAAATATAACACCTCAATCACGAAGATAACTAATGATACAGAGTTCCCTATAACTGGGCTTAAATCATTTGATGGTATAACTAATATTGTTTCGCCAGGAAATGTAAAAGTAACATATGCTAAAAGTGAAAATGGAGCTGCGATTCTTGACACGTTAGAAAATAAGCTCGATAAAGATAATATAGTAAACAACCAAACTACGACAGCTGAAGGATTTTCACTGGACGCACGACAGGCTAATCCGAACATAGAAGGCAGCCTTGGTGCTATGATCAAAGCAGTTAGCAACAAGAAAGTACCGTCGATAGCCATAGAGAACATATTTACTGAGAATCCGTTTATTGTTATTAGCGGAACTTCTGATTTAGCAAAGTTCGGTAACACTCATTGGGACCCAGATAACGGTGGCTATCAGATTAATGATATACAGTATACAGCTGGAGCAACAGTTAACGCAACAGTTAGCATATCATTACCAGCTCATAGCATTGTAATCATTGACGTGAATACGCTTAACCAAGATAATATTGAAGTGCAGGGTTCGTGCATAAAGCATAACTTAACAGACAATGCAAGCGATAGCAGTTTCTCAATTTCCTTTACTGGGTGTAGTGGAAGCACAACAAGATCAACTATTCGATATATGCCATTGGTCATTCATTTAGCTTAAAGAAAGGAAGGTAACAAAAAAATGGAAAAAATTATCTTAACTAATAATACAGAGTTCGAGATTTGTGAAGGAGCAAGTCTTGGTAATATTCAGATTGAGGCTGAGAGTTTCGAAGCCATTAAAACGATCACAGATGCTTTTGTAAATGATAACCTTGTAGAGGTAACATTTAAGCATAATGGCGAAATATCCGGCAAATACACCGATTTGAAATTAGATGGTTTTACATATATGCAAAATATTGGAGAAGATGGTAAAGAAGACGGCACATATATCGTTACCATCAGGTTGCAGATGAAAACGGAAATTGAAAAAGTAATAAAAGTAATAGATGAATTGAAAGCAGGACATGAGTCCAATGCCGGAGCAATTCAAGATCTTGCAGATATGTTAGCAGGAGGTGGTGAATGATGGAAACATTTAATAGATTGATTAAGTTTTACGTACGTAGAATTATTGTAGATAAAAAACTTAAACTTGAAGATGTACCAGAAAAGTGGAGAGATGAAGTTGAAAAAGAAATTAAAAAATAATTGTTGTACAAAATAGGTAAAATGTGTTATAATTATAATAGATACAAAAAGGTGGTGATAAAAATGGCAACAATTGATGTTGTAACTGATAGATTTCAGATAACGAAAGTTTCACAGAAAGTGGTCGGTTCTGAACCTAAAGCCGATTTTAATGCCTTGTTTAAAAGTGAAGGATATAGATTTGTAGATCAGATTAGTAAAATGTTAAAGAATAATGATATCAACAATAAGGAATTTCAAAAACAAGTAAACGATTTGCTTAAACAATATTCAGGCAAAATTGATGCAAACACGTCAAAGATTACAGCAAATTCTGCCAGAATAGAAAAGGCTGAAAATAATATTCAGTTAACCAATCTTAGTGTTCAATATTTACGAGATGATCTTTCAGGTTTGCAGCGTACTGTCAATTACAATAGTCAGAATATTGGTTCTCTTACAAATGACGTATCTTCACTGAAAAGTCAAACGTCTTCGTTATCGGATAAATATACGGCTCTTAGTTCCGCAATTGATGCAATTGGCGATGAAGTATTTCAGTTGTCGGAGTTGGGTTTAGAAGATGGAAATGATTCAGATTTACGAACAATGAGCAGAGGCTTAGCGTTGAGGCTTGCTAGTAGAATATATTTGATAGGGGCATCTTTTAGGCCGTCAGGTAATGTATATCTTTCTAGTGCCAGAGAAGTATTACGAATAACAGGATTATCTTCTATGGGTTTTCAAAATGCATTTGTAGATAGTGAAACACTTTCTGTTTCGGGAAGTGCGATAGTTGTAGCCGTAAGCGGTGAAATGGATGGAGATGTAGTAAGTATCAAAGTAGCAGCACCAACAGGACAGATTTTGCTACCAGCATACGAAGAAATACATTTACCAATCATACAAATGTTTTTATCATAAGTAGACTGGTGGCGAGTATATGAATCCTATTTCTATAATTACATGTTGTGTAGGTATAATCGGCTGTGTAATTGGTGTTGCAACATTTGTATCGGCACAATTATCGAAAGCAAAACAAGATGGTGCTTTGATGGAAAAAGTTGATTATCTTGTAAGAGGATTTGATGAACAAAAGAAGGATCAAAAGCAGCGAAACGATCATCAAGACGATATTATTTCTGAGCATGCGATTGCAATTGAGAATTTACAAACAAGAATGAAGAATGTAGAAAAGGTGGTGTTTAACAAACATGAATGATGAACAGTTAGAAAGAGAGAATGAGAGATTGTCAGCTTTAAATTCAATTCTTCTTGATACTGCTAAGAGCCAAGAAAAATTGATTAAACAATTTCGGAAAATGCTTTTGGTGGTTGTGGTTTGTTTCGCAGGTATTATATGTTTTCTTTTGGTACGAAAGCCAATTTGAAACTACGACAACAACTACTACAACTACAGATATGAATACAAGTGGTGATAATGCAAATATTAACAATGTTACTGATGGTGACATGTATAATGATGATGCAGCAAATGTATAAGTAAAGTTAAGTAAAGTAATGGACGGTTGAAATATACCGTCCTTTTTATATTGTTGTAAGATTACAGAATGCTTCAGGAATGATTTTAATTTATCAGATGGTAAAATAATCATCCAATCATTAAAATGTTAATGTGGGTCAAATATAGGCTTAAAAAAACTTTTTTAATAAATTTGCAATTTACTATTTACTTTTTCAAATAATGTGTTATAATAGAATTAACAAATAAATCAGTAAACACCTAGGAGGAAAATAAAAATGGAAGTTATTTGTAAGTCATTAAATGGAGTGAAGTTTATCTGTTTAAGATCACCAAAAGGAAAAATCTTTAGTAAGTCAAAGATTGAGGCAAAAATTGATTGGAATGAACTACTTAAAAATAAGTGTTATGAAGTATGGTCTCATACTGGTAAGAATCCAGAAAGAATAATTATGAATCAATCAGCATACTCTGAACTTGAATGTGAAAAGGTATCTGAGGTGAGCTTAAGAAAAAAGCAATCTGGATTGTTTTATGAATCAATTCCAGTGGTTGTAAAATAATTTGAAAAAATTTTCAAAAACCTATTTACAAATTAAAATTTATGGTATATAATAAATACATAATCAAATAACAAATAATTCTTAGAAAAGAGAGGTAATAAAAATGAAATTTGAAGTAGGTAAAGAATACAAAACAATCAAAAAGAACATGGAAATGGGAGTTAGAACTTTTAAAGTATTAAGAGTTTCGCATAAAAATTTGGCAATTGAAGTAACTGGTGCAATCAATGGAATTTTTAGGATGACTACAGATTTCAGAGGAGATGAATATATTTGCTTAGGATTAAATGATAGAAATTATTGTAATCCATGTGCAAAAGATGTTTTGTAATTAAAATTCATTGCACTGTCGGGAGATAGAGCATAACAGATAAAATATTAAAGATTAAAGGAGGATGTCAAGAATGACAAAAAATGAGTTAGAAAACATGACAAAAGAAAATGTAGCAAAGGTTGCAAAGGATCTTGGTGTAAAGCGTTACAAAGGAAAGTCAATGCTTTCAAAGAAAGAGTTAATTGATGGTATTTGTAAAGTAATGGAATCAAATGATGATGTAGCCGATGCAAAGAAAGCAATTAGTGAAGCGGGTGAGCAAGAAAAGAAAGTTGAAATTGATCGTGATACAAAAGACGAGAGGATTATTTCTGCTCCACTTGGTACATTGATTGCTTTTTATGAACCGGAAACAAACAAGTTAAACACTGCAAAGCTTACAAACCGCAATAAAGTCAAGAGATTGATCAAATGTGAGACTCAATATGGTAAAGAGTTCTTAATTCCATTTGAAAATATTAGATGGGTTAAGACAGGTTCGAGATGGCCAAAAGGAATCTATAATGAGTTGAAAGGAAAGAAAGCTGATGCAGGTAAAGAAAAGTAGTACAAATGACAAGAAAGTTTTTTCTGAGATTCTCGATTTGTATCGTTTAGAGCAGAAGTTCAAATTTGCAAAGCAAGAATATGACAATCAGAAAAAGAAGCTTTCGTTAGGTATTCGTAACTATATGTTTTCCAAGGACTACTCGCAATTAGATTTCAAAAGCAGAGAATTCGGTAAAGTGCATGTTTCAAATATAATTCGTAAATCAATTATTTGGGATGTTGAAAAACTTAAGAAAAAGTTAGATAAGGATTTAACAGATCAGTTCATTGAAAAGAAGTACATTGTGAATAATATGCAAGGTCTTATTAAACTTTTAAAAGAAGCTGATGTAAAACCAAAGGAATTCAAAAAGTTTATTACTGTCGAGGAAAAAGTTAATCAGCAGAAAATGAATGAGCTTTCTGAGATTGGTGAGATTGATAAGGAAGATATTGGCGGATGCTATGAATTGAAAGAAGCAGAGGGTTACTTAAAGATCAATGTGAAAGAGCTGGAGAATGAAGAATGAAAAAAATGAATTGGCAAAAGTTCTTTGGTTCTATGGTCTTATAGGCAATGTAGATGCTGAGGAACAAAAAATTATCTGTCCTTTTCATGAAGATGCTAATCCAAGTATGATTGTAAATCTAAAGCAAGGAAGCTACTATTGCTTTGGTTGTCATGAATCTGGTGATGCGTTAAAGTTTGTGCAAAAGATGGAAAAAATGAGAAGTAAGTCAAATGATTTGCAAGGATGTAAAAAGTTTTTTCAGATTCTTAAATCGGATGAATGTAGTAGAATACGAATTCAAAGAGTTGAGAAAGTAAAAAAAACATCAAAGCAAATGTATGCAGAAGCATATGACTATTTTCATGGTTTGTCTAAGGTAAATTGGAGAAAGAAAAGTGATTTAGACGAAGTAAATGAAGTAAGGTCTTATATGGTGAAAAGAGGATTTACTACAAGCACATTAAATAAGATTGATGCAAGAGTTACTTTTAGCAAGAATTATGAGTTGATTTTTCCAATGTTAGATAATGACAAATTCAAAGGTTGGGTTTGCAGAACGAATATTCCAGAAGTTGAACAAAAAAGAAAGTATCTATATAATAAAGGCTTTAGAAGAAAGACTTCTTTAATAGGTAATTATGGAGATAATGAAGTTTTATTCATAGTAGAAGGATTTATGGATAGACTTAAATTCATTCAGTTTGGTGTGAATAATGTAGTAGCAATCTTAGGTTGGAAAGCTTCATTACATCAAATTGAAAAGATAAAAAGCAAAAAGAATATTAAGTATATTGTATCAGCTTTGGATAATGACAAATGTGGAATAAAAGGAAGTAAATATTTAGAAAGTATATTCAAAGAAAAATATGTTAGGTTTGCATATCTAAAAGGGGTTAAAGATCCGGGTGAAATGTCAAAAGAGACATTCGATAAAATGTATAGAAAGACAATGAACAAAATAGACATGAAATGCATGGACAATAAGAAAGATGGTAAGTAGATGAAACCGAGAGTATGATCGTGCAGGTACATATGGTGGGAAAGGTGCTTAGCAGGATGGAGAGGTCAAATGGTAAGGTATATCTCAAATATCTAGTTAAAGTCAACTTGCATATATGTAGAAAAAGAAAGGAATAAAACAATGGGATTATTAGATAGAATGAAGCATGAAGCAGCAAAGTCCGGAGCAAGTAAAGGAAAGTTTATGTACTTTAGACCGGACGACAAAAAGCGAATTAGATTCTTGCAGGAATTGGATGATGGTTTAGAAATTCCATTTCATGACAATTTTGAAAGAGGAATAAATGTTCCATGTCAGGAAGTGTTCGGTAAAGATTGTCCATATTGTGAAGATGAAGATCTTAGAACAAGAAGCCAGTTTGCATTTTCTGTTTACGATTATGATGCAAAGGAAGTCAAGATTCTTATGCAGGCGGTAAATCAGTGTTCAGCAATTCCTGCACTTGTAAATATGGCAGAAACATATGGGACAATTACAGATCGTGATTATGTATTGAAGAAGACAGGCAAAGGTTCGACTTCAAGCTTTACAATTATCCCGATGGATAAGAACAAATTTAGAAATGAAAAAGCAAAACCGCTTTCCAAGAAAGCTTTGTTAAAGTATTTGAATCAGGCTTTTCCTTGTGATGATTCTGAGGATGATTTAGAGGACGATGAAGATGATTATGAAGACAGTCATAAGAAACCTAATACAAAAAAGAAAAAGGCTTCTGAGGACGACTGGGATGATGAGGACAATACATCTGATTATTCAGATATGTCAGCCCGTGAGCTTTATGATCTTTGTTGCGATCGTGACATTGAGTGTCAAAAGAAACGTCCGGTAAAATACTACATTAATCTGTTAAAAGAGGATGATGCAGCCCATGATGATTGGGACGATGAGGAAGATTCTGATGAAGATGAATGGGAGGATGAAGATGAATAAATCATTTACAGATTTTTTTAATGATCAGGTCACTTTTCAAAAAGAAGTCAATGAAAGATTTGGATATGGTGTAAGTGTAGAAAACATTCCAGAGGATAATGTTGAGATTGCAAAATACCATATGCTTGCGTTGATGGAAGAGACGGGTGAATTGGCAAAATCTGATAAGCGTTGGAAGAATTATCGTAATACTCATTTCGATAAAAATAACAAGTTGGAAGAGCTTTCTGATTGCTTCATTACATTATTTAACGTTGCAATGTACAGCGGTATCTCAGCCGAAGAGATTGAATTAGCATTAACTAAAAAAATGGATGAGAACATGAAACGAATAAGGGAGGCCTAGTGCTTCCCTTTGCTATTATAAGGAGAATAAAAAAAATGAATAAATTAAAGTATAAAGTCGATAAAATTCTCAAAAATCAGTTGATAAGTGTACAAATAAACTTATTAAATGAATGTACAAGCAGATGTAAGAGTTGTAGAAGATACACTTGGCCAAAAGATAAGCTTAATCTTGATGATGTAAAAAGAATTGTAAATTTTTTGTATAATAAGTATAGGATTGAGTCAATTCTTTTTTCAGGAGGAGATCCAGTTTGCTATGATGAATTGGATAAAGTTATTGAATATTGCAATAGATTTGGAATACATACAGCATGTATTACAACACTTATTACAGAAGATGAACATATTAAAGATGCATTAGTAAAGACAGATAGATTATTCGTTTCATTCGATGCATTTGACAAAGAAAAATATAAAGAAGTAAGAGGAGTTGATGGATCAGAGGTCGTAAAAGAAAATTTAAGAAGCTTAAATGCTTTGAGAAAAAAGAATGGAAAAGAAAAGATAAGATTAAGTATGACAGTTGGAAGATTGAACTTAGATCAGGTTGAAAAAGTGTATGCTTTTTGCAAAGAAAATGATTTAAACTTAAACTTCTACTTATTGCATACATGGGATGATTTAATGATGTCAAATGATGATATTGAGTTATTTTTTGGCATGATGAAGAAAATTTCAGAAGAAAATTATATTGTAACAAATGCTGGAAGTTTTTTTGAAAAAGAAGATCAGTTAAAAGAAAGTTTTGATTGTTATATTCCAAGAATAACTTGTGCAATAAATGCAGATGGAAATGTATTTCCATGTTGTAAGTTGTTCGACGAGAATAATTTCTACAAAGATCAGTTAAAGTATTCATATGGTAATGTGTTAAATGAAGATATGAATGAAGTATTTAGCAGAAGACTTATGATTAAATATCCTTTGAAGTGTAGTAATTGCAAAAGTTGTTTACCGCAATATATAAGTCCAATTAACTTTATGGATGACTTGTATAAGCATAAAGATGATGCAATATTCATGTAAGAGGTGATTAGCATGTTAATAATTGTAGAAGGAATTGACAGAGTCGGAAAAACAACATTATGTGAAATGTTGTCAAAGTCATTTGGCATTAAGATATTTAAGCATGATTCTAAATTGTTTAATCTAGACAAAATGGATAATGATAACGAGACCGATAAAGCAATTAAGATTTGTGAGATTTGCAAATTGCTAAATGGGACTTTATTGCTGGATAGATCTTATTGGTCTGATTTTGTATATGGAGTTCTTGAAAGAAATTATTGTATATCAGATGCTTTGAAGAATTTAAAAAAAATTGAAAGCATATACAAAGATGAAGCAGTGATAATATATGTTAAGCCTGTTGACTTAAAATTTTCATCAAAACTTCATGGTGCAGATTTGACAAAATATAACGATTTATTTGAATCGGTAAGAAAAGGAACGAAATGCAAAGTTATAGATTGTACATATGAAAGTCTTGAAAAAGTCAAAGTAGAATTAGAAAGTATTTTGGGTGATAAAAAATGAATGACTTAATATATAAAGTTGGAGAAGCAAATTGTAATAAAGTATTTGATAAGAACGGCGGCTTTTATGAGTATAACTTGATAAAAAGTGAAATTGCAAAATTGTCAGATAATGGCTTGAGAAAATGCTTTGTTTTGGTAGGAGGAAATCTTTCAGATGAAAGTGAATATGAGAAGATTATAAGTCTCATAAAGAGAAAAAAAGATAAAGGATATAAAGTAATATTTATTGTTACTGATTCTATATCATTAAAAGAAATGTCAGTTGACGTAATAAAGAGATGCGATTTATTATTGCACCAAGCTGTTGGCTTTGTATTTGATAATATAGATATAGAGCAAAAGTATTCATATGTGCCGGAATTATTTTATGCAGACAACGAAAAGCCAAAAGTTCAAAAGGATATGATTTTTTTTGGAGGAGGAAGTTATAATAGAGAGGATAAGATAAAAGAGTATCTTAGAAAAGACAATGAAATGAAACAAGGAACGTTTTCCATTATAAAGGATAGCTTAAATGATGAAAGAATAGATTATAGTTCATTGCAATTACTGATGAAAATGTTTAAGTTTAGTTTAATTATTTGTAGAAAGGAATACAGGGATAATTCATGGTTTACACCAAGATTTGTCGAAGCTATAAATAATTGGAGTTTACCAATTGTTGATATTGATTTTAACAAAAATAGACTTTATAACTCTTATGAAGTTGCATCATACGATGAAATGATAGAGTTTATTGATAATATGGATGAAAGCAAAAGGGAAGATAAGATTATTGAATTGAAAAAAGAAATAAAAAGTAATAGAGAAAAATTTGCCAAAAATATAATTGATTTTTGTAAAATGAAAGGAATTGTAAATGTTAAGTAATGTAATTGTAAAAGGAGAATCTTTGGATGAAGTATGGTTAACTTGGTTTGAAAAAATGAAAGACTGTAGTAAATCAATTGAAAGTAGAGATGGAGAAGTTGCATCAGAAATAATAAATGCAATAACTGTTTTGGAAAATCCAACAAAGAACATAATGACTAATCAAGTAAGAAAGTTATCAATGAGATATGCTATTGGTGAAATGCTTTGGTATATGTCAGCTAATCCAAATTTGAGTGCAATCCAGCATTATACAAAAGCTTGGGATAGAATGTCAGATGATGGAGAAACAGTAAATAGTAATTATGGTTATATTATTAAAGAGGCATATAACTTTAATCAGTATGAGTATTGTAAACAGTTACTTATTAAAGATAAAAATAGTAGGCAGGCAATTATTCACATTAAGGTGCCAAAAAATACTTTGAAACAGCCTACAAAAGATTTAAACTGCACAGTTTGCTTACAATTTTTAATTAGAGAAAATAAACTATACTGTACAACATATATGAGAAGTAATGATTTATGGTTAGGATTTCCGTATGATATTTTTCAGTTTACTTGTATTCAAGTAAGAATGGCAATGGAATTGGGATTGGAAATTGGAAGTTATACGCATATAGCCGGATCATTGCATATGTATAAAAGAGATTTTGATAAAGCAATTGAAAGATATAAGGAGGAAAATAATGTTTGATTTACATAGGCATGATGAATATTCAACATTTGACGGTTATGGTAAAGCTACAGAGTTGGCTGCTTTAGCGAAAGAATATGGATATAATGCTTTATGTACGACAAATCATGGAAATACAAATGGATTGATTCAAACGTATATGGCTTGTAAAGATTTAGGCATTAAATCTATATTAGGAGTTGAAGGCTACTTTTTGCCAAAATGGAAGCAGCAAACTAGGGGATTTCATTTAATTGTCATTGCTAAGAACTTAAAAGGATATGGCAATATGAATAGATTGCAATTTGAAGGTGAAAAACAGAAATATTATAATCCAATATGGGACTTCGATTTGCTGGAAAAATATCATGAAGGGCTGATTTGCACAACTGCTTGTGTAGCAAGTTATTCATCGCAATGTATAATTGCAGGCAAGAATGAATTGGCAGAAAAATACTTAAGAAAGTTAAAAAGCATTTTTGAAGATGATCTTTATGTTGAGATTCAGCCATATAAAGTGTCAGAAGTTGGTTTGCAAGAATATGTTAATGTTGAGCTTATAAAGCTTGCAAAGAAGTTAAAGATCAAATGTATATTAACTTCGGATTCTCATAGAGGTAGAAAAGAAGATTTTGATACATACATGAAGATGCATGAAGTTGCAAATCACAATTTTGCAGACATTGAAGCAACATATGCTGAACGATATATGCCAAAGCCTTTTGAAATGCAAAAGAGATTCTGCAAAATGCATAAAGATGATTTTGGTGATGAGTTGGCTAAAAAACTTGCAAATAAAATGGCAAAGAATCTTGATGAGATTGAAGATAAATGCGAAGATAATTATCTTGAACAATTGCCATTAAAGTTACCAAAGCTAGGTGATGATTCTACAAAAGTTTTAAAAAATAAAATTATTGAAGGTCTTAAAAGAAGAGGTAAATATAGGAAGGAATATATTAAGAGAGTAAAAGAAGAGTTTGAAGTTATTCATTATCACGGATTCGAAGATTATTTTCTTATTGTCGCAGACTATGTTAACTGGGCAAAGAAAAGAGGAATTATTGTAGGTCCAGGTAGAGGATCTGTTTGTAACTGTTTAGTAGCATATGCAATAGGAATAACTGAAGTAGATAGCTTATTATTTAATCTTGATTTCAGAAGATTCTTAAGGAAAGATAAAAAGAAGTTTCCGGATATTGATTTAGATTTCGAAACGTCAAGACGACATGAAGTAATTGAATATTTATGTAAAAAATATGAAGGACATGCTGCAAGAATTTGTTCATACGGTCTTTATAAAGTAGACAATCTTTTGAATGACTTATTTAAAGTATGTGGACTTCCAACAGATAAGACTTTAGATGATGAGGAAGTAAAAAGAAATAAATCGGAAATTCAATATATTAAATCATTTGTTCAATCAAATGTTGATGAAAATCAAAACTTAAATATAAATAATTTGACAGAATCTGCCGAAGCAAAAATAATAAATAAAAAATATGACAATATTCTTGTTCATTTTTGTAAGTTATACAAAAAAGTAAGATTTATTGGAACGCATGCAGCTGGTGTAGCAATAACTGGTGGAGAATTACTTGATTATGTAGCTTTAAAAGTTGACAAAAACGGAGATGTATTTACAAATTATGACTTAACTGACATCGAGACTGTTAATGTTATTAAATTTGACATTCTTGGGCTTAAGACAATGGAGTCAATTGGAGACTTAAGAAAAAGTACAGGAGTAATAGTTGATTATGATGAAGCTGTAAAGGACAAAAAGATTCTTGAGAGTTTTAGACTTGGCAATTGTGATGGTATATTTCAGTTCGAAAAGAAAACAGCAAGAGATATTCTTGAAAAGATTCATTGCGATTGTTTTGAAGATATTGTAGCCGCATCATCAATGAATAGGCCAGGACCACTGAGTTTGAAGCAACCAGACTTATATGCTGAGAATAAATATAATATTGAGGAAGCAAAATCTTCTGAGTATTGGGAGTATACAAAAGAATCTTATGGTACAATCATATATCAGGAGCAGGTTCAAAGAATATGCGTTAATATTGGAGGACTTGAATGGACTGATGCAGATAAGATTATGAAGCTTATGAAAGGTGGACATATGACAGAATCTGCTCAAAAAGCTTACAATGAAAATAAGGAAAACTTAAAAATAAAGTTTGTTGATGGAGCAGTAAGTAATGGATATGAGCAAAGCTTTGCAGAAGATTTGTTTGAGAAAATGATCTCGTATACATTCAATGAAGGACATGGAGTTGGATATTCTTTAATAAGTGTTGAGGAAATGTTCTATAAGGTTTATGAGCCAAGTGCTTATTGGTTTGCAAAGCTTAAATATGCAAAGAATGATTCAGAATATGATAAGTTCTGCGCGAAAGCAGTAAATGATGGATCTGTTGTATTTCTTCCTCATGTTAATTATTCTTCAGAAAAAGCAAAACTTAGAAAAGTAGAAGGCGAGGATTGTTTACAGCAAGGTCTTTCTGAGATTAAAGGAGTTGGAGAAAAAGCAGCTTCATATATTCTTGAGGAAAGAAAAAAGCATGGAATATTTACTTCATTCGATAATTTTTACGATCGTTGTAAGTCAAGGACTGTAACATCACGAGTTGTTGAACTATTAAAAGAAGCAGGAGCTTTGGAATTTAATAAAAAGATTTATATTAAGAGAGTAACAAAGTACAATAGTGCTCTTTATTCAAGGGCCAATTAGAATTTATAGAATGCTTTAGGATTGATTTAATATAATCTGCTTAATATTTTCATAAGTCAAAATATAAAATCATTCTTGAGGCATTCTAAAGGTTTAGGAGGATACGTATGAAATATTATAATGAAAGAATAAGTTATGATGAGCGGGACGAACATTATGAAATATATGTCGAAGGAATATTCGAATGTTCATGCGATGCTGGTGAATTAACAGAAACATTACAAGAAGTTGAAAAAAGTTTAAGAAATTCATAAAAAACTATTTACAAATGCGAAGAAAGTGGTATAATAGAATTATCAAAAGGAATACAAACAAACATTTAGGAGGATAAACGTATATGAAGTACAGATTATTAGTAAAGGTTGGTAGAAGTTGGAAGCATGGTAAAGTAGTTTATGATTCATATATTGAAGCTCAGATTCGTCAAGAAGAATTAAGACTTGTAGGAATCAAGTCAAAAATTACAGATGAGTTAGGAGGTGAATTATAAATGAGACTTTGGCATATTGATTTGTTAGAGGTTTTACCAAGGCAGCAGCTATTATCACAATGGAGAGAATGCTGTTGCATAGCAAGAAATATCTATGCAAACGGTACACCAAATCACTTGTTGGTAAATAAAATTTTAGATTATGACATTTCTGATTTTTATAGTTATTCAATTCTTGTATCAAATGAAATGCTTAGAAGAGGTTATAAAGTAGATCGCAGTAAATTTGAAAAGTATTATAAATGTGATAGGTTTACAAGCAGACCATTTCCAGGTTGGCATAATAATAGATACTTTTTACAATGTTTTTGCAATTTACAAGAAAAGTATGATTGTGGAGGAATAACTGATAAGGAATGGTGTAAAGTAGTAAATAAATATTATGAAAGGAGTTGTTAAAAGTATGGCTATTGGAATAGATAAAATGATTGACCGAGATCAAATGCATTTAGAAGTATTAAATAGAATGCCAGTAAATATGTTGGCAATTACAGCCAAACGTTCAGGAACAGAATATGAGATCAACGATGGCAAGATTGTTGCTGAAATTACTAATGTGAAATAATTTTAAGGAGAAAAAAATGAGTAAGAAACTTAATCAAAGACAAATTTTAACGTTAATTGATCTTTATAACAACATTGGGAGTAGTATTAGATGTGAAGTTAGTTATCATATGTCAGGAAATGATATAGATATTGATACACTCGAAAAAAATCTTATTGAAATAGTTAATGGTGCATGTGAAATGCTAAGGAAACAAAAGTAGTTACAGGTTAACTAGATTGGAGGAAAGAAGTGGCAAAGACAAATAAGGAAATGATCATTAAGTTATGTAATGATATTAACAAAAAGAATGGTGAAGGAACAATTTACACCATAGGCAGTAAAAATGCTAATCTTAAGATTAAGAGATGGAGTACAGGGATTGAAGATCTTGATGCAATTATCGGTGGGGGTATGCCCGAAGGAAGAGTTGTTGAGATCTTTGGTCCAGAAAGTTCAGGCAAAACTACATTACTTTATCATTTGTGTGGGCTTCATCAGTTATGCTTGGACGTTCCAATTGAAGGAACATTTGATGCAGAACGTGCAAAGGTGTTTGGGAATAGGCCAAAGCAAATGCTGATTTATCGTGCTAAGTATGGAGAGGATGCTTTCAATAAAACAATACAGTTTGCAAAAGCAGGTATTCCATTGATTGGCATTGATTCAGTACCAAGCATGGTTCCAAAGGAAGATGCAGAAAAAGTATTGAAGTCTGCTGAGAAAGATTCCATTGAAGAACAGAGAATCGGAGGAACTGCAAGATTGATGAATAAGTATCTTCCGACAGTAGAAGAGATTATTGAGATCACCGGAACAACGTTGATATTCATAAATCAGGTTAGGGACAAAATGAATGCAATGTTGTTTGGAGAAAAGACAGATACTCCGGGAGGTAGAAAGTTAAAACATGCTTGTTCACTTCGTATTCAGGTAGCAAGAAGGGCATGGATTGAGATTCCTAACAAAGATCCAAGAAACAGTGCAACTAGTAAAAAAGTTGGATTGATTATGAAATGTAAAGTGGTCAAGTCGAAAGTGTGCAATCCAATGGGAGAATGCGAGATTCCGCTTTTCTTTGATCGAGGATTCGTTTCGTTTGATGATGTTCAAAAGATCAGGAAAGAATTGATGGTTGCAGAAGCAGCAAAGTTTGGGAAGAGAGTTCCAAAAGAATTTATGGAGGATGAAGATGAATAAGCTTATTGATAAAATAATTATTGCATTAGCAACCTTGGAAATCCAAAAAGTTTGCGAAGCCTCAAGAAGTATGTTCATAAATAATCTTAGAAATGAAAATACAACAAAAATAATGGAGGGTAAATAATGAGCAAGCAAGAAGCATATGACTATATTTTGAATATAGCAGATAAGCTTGGCAGCATGGCAATGGAACAGTTGTCAGATAAAGATGGCAATAAATTACGAGAAGCTGCAAAGGCATTGTATTTAGAGGAGTAGGCATGAGTAGTAATGCAAAGAGGTGTTCTAACTGTAGTAGTAGTTCAATGGAACATTGCTTAAAAATAAAATGTAAATACTGGGCAGCAGGAAGTCATTTGGATAATAAAAAGGAAAAGAAAAATGGGAGAGTCAATAACAACAACTGATACGGAAAGAACAAAAGTTGATAAAGCGATGATCGTTGTTACAGGAACAAAGGAAAAGCCGTATTTTGAGATACTTTACCATGAGATTGGTAAAGATTATGACAATATTGGTTTTGGTTCGTACGACTTAAATAATGTATTTGATTGGAAAGAACAGTATTTAGAAGTACAGCATTTAGAAGTTGTGAAGGAGGAGTTGTAGAATGATTAAATGTAATGTATGCGGCGAACAGGTTGAGTTAAGAAAAGAGAACAGATATGAAGTGCTTATTAAAGCAAGCACATTACAAAAATCTCTTGGGATCAAAGATAGTTTATATGAAGCATTTGATTGCCCTAGCTGTGGATGTCAAATGCTTATGCAAGAAAGATTCCCAGTAAAGGAAGAGGCTAAAATTGCAGAAGAGCGTGCAGATGAATGCAATGGTTGTTGTGTTGAAAGTGATGATGATGCAGAAGATACAAAAACGAGTGAACAGAAGAAAGTAGCAGTCAGAAGTAGATTTGCAGATTGTAAATGTGATGCAATAGAGGTGGAATGGAAGGACGATGATGAGATAGCAGGTTCGCGTGCTGATATTTCCGGTGCAGATGCAGAAGAGTCTGTCGAAGAAGATGATAATCACATTGACAATAAAGATTTGTCTTGTGATTATGACTATAATGCAATGACAAAAGAAGAGCTTGTTAAATTGTGCAAAGAAAGAGGGGTTAAAATTAGTTCTGTAAAATATGTTGAAAAACAAACCTTAATTGATAAGTTGGTTAAAAATGATAAGTTTATGGAAGGCTGGGAATAATGGAATATAAATTATTGTGCTTTGGAAAACATGAAGATACAACAAGATGCGGAATGTGCCCAGATGAAGGAACATGCGAATGCGAAACGAAATATCAGGGAGAAGAAAATGAAAAGAATAAGCAAAGATGAATATTACTTAGGAATTGCATTAGCAGTATCAAGAAGAAGTACGTGTTTAAAAAGACATTATGGTTGTGTTATTGTAAAGAATGATGAGATCATTGCTACAGGCTATAATGGATCACCAAGAGGAGAAGAAAACTGTTGCGATTTAGGTAAATGCAAAAGACTAAATGTTCCACATAATAGTGGTGATTATTCTGATTGTCATTCAGTTCATGCAGAACAAAATGCTATGTTGTCAACTAGTAGAAATGAAATGATTGGTGCAACAATGTATTTAGCTGGTGAAGAGAAGGTAGACTTTAGCCAAAGTTGTTGGTTCGATATAGAAGATGCTACTCCATGTCCTATCTGTGAAAGAATGATTAAGAATGCAGGAATTATTTCTGTAAAAAATGCAAAAAGTTGCAAAAACCTATTTACAAATGAGTAGATATGTGTTATTATAATATCAACAAATAAATAAACTACTAAACATCTAGGAGGATAAAATAATGAAAGCAATAGTAAAATTCAAAGACAATGGAGCACGTAGACAGAAAACAATTGAAGTAGAGAAAAATGAACCAAATGCAATTGTAAGAAAATTTATTGAAGTAATGAATATGCCTAAGTATACGTATATTACAACAGTGAAATGTGGTAGAATAGAATATCAGTGGTTTGGTGATGCAAATGGTGCATTTTAGATAAAAATAAAGCCGGGTGAAATTCCCGGCTATTATAATATTTAAGGAGAGAAGAAGTTGGGAATTATTGATGAAATTAAAAATAATGCTGTAAAGAGTGGAACAAAAATTCAAAGTTCAGATGCAGCAAAATTAGAAAAAATATTTAATAAAATGTTTTATACTGAACATAATATCGAAGAAGAAACAAAGTTCATACATCAGGTTATGACAAGAGGTCTTGAATCGCAGGAACGTGTAGGCCTACATGCTTCATCATTGATTGTTGGTGATAAGGTGTGGTGTACAAGGCAGGAGGTTCTTAGCTTATTGTATAAGCAAGTTCAAAAGGAAAACACTTCTATAGGATTGTTAAGAATCTTTGAGGAAGGAAATGCAATTCATGAAAAGTGGCAAAGGTTATTGATTCGTGCTGGGTATGGTAAAGCAAAAACAATGGACCGGACAAGATTTAATACTGAATATGAAGTATCATATACACCAGATATTGTTTGCAGAATTCCAGAGTTCTTTGATGGTGTAATGGTTGGAGAGATCAAGTCAGTCAATTCATTTAGCTTTAAGAAAATGACTGAACATCCAAGTGCAAAGAAACAGTTACAACTTTATATGTTTTTATGTATTCAAGAAGCAATGAAAAAAGGAACATGGAACGGTAAAGACTACACAAAAGGATTTGTTCTTTGTGATTCGAAAAACGATCAGGACTTCAAACTATTCATTTATGATTATGACGAAGACTTTCTTTCTCCGTATATTGATCGTATGGAAGAGGTCAAGTATAGAAAAGAAAAGCTACTTCAGGAACATAAAATGATTCCAAGGTGCAAAGATTGTAAATCATGTGATTGCAAAAAAGCAATGGATTGTAATATGAGGAATGCATGTTGGGATGTTGGCTTCGGAAGGATTAAACTATGAAAGTAAGTAAAGGAGCAATTGTTGTAGGAATAAATCCGTACAATAATAAAAAAAGAAAATTCAAATTCTTAGGCAAAAGTAAAGGCATAGAAAAGTATACACATCCAATTTGTTTATATGATTATAAGGAAAAATGTGTTGTAATGATAACTAATGAATTTGCTAAATTATGGAAGATAAAGCCATATGAGTAGAATATGTCCTATAAATCATTCTGTTGTACTTTACTTGGACTGTTTGGATTGTGATGATAAAATATGCATTCATCCAAATAAAAGTCCTCAGAATGTCAAATATGAGCTCAGAGAGGTATATAATAAAATGCATACAATAGTAATAGGAATAGATCAGTCATATAAAGATACTGGTATTTCAGTATGGTTTGACGGTAAGCTAAAACAAGCAACTGATTGTTTCACACAAAATCTTGAGAACAATACGGTAAAAAGAAAAACATTAAGATCAAGGCTGCTAAATATATTTGGTAAATTAAATGCAAAAAAGTTAACATATGAATCAATAAAAGAAGAATGTCAAATAATATGCATTATTGAACGCATTCGTTTACAATCACAAGGATTTATTAACATTGACTATATCAAGTCAATTGGTGCTTTAAATGCTATGATTGTAGATACTGCAAGCCAATATAATATTCCGGTTTATTCTGTTGATACAAGAGCATGGAAATCAGCATCAATAGGTACATCAAAGGAAAAATCAAATAAATATGGTTTTGATCCTAAAAAATGGCCTACAATATTATGGTGTATAAAGCAAGGATATGAAAACAAAATAAAAGCCAATGCCGGTAAGAAAAAGAAAGGGGTGATAGAAAAGAACGGAGAAAGATTTACTTATAATGATAACATTGCTGATTCTATTGGTATTGGTAAATTTTACTTTGTAGGAAATCATAATTTATTAAAGGAGGAACATTAACTTGGGAAGTTATGGACATTTAGGTAATAGTAAATCTGTATGCATGGATTGTAAAGATCGTATAATTGGATGTCATACAATATGCGAAGCTTACCTTGAAGAAGTTGCAAAAAATAAAATAATTTCAGAAAAAAGAAAAAAAGAAGAAAATATTGTTAAAGCATTAAAACATCTTGATCGTCCTAAAGTAAGTAGAAGATCAAATAATACGCCACAAAGATGTCATATAAAATAAATATATTTATACCACAGAGGCCTTAGATTAAGTTCTAAGGCCTTTTTATTTTATAGCCAATAAAATATTAAGCTATTATATTAAAGTTCCTTATTCGTCATTCTATGACATCACAGATATATAATAATTTCTTAAAATAACCTATTTACTTTTGCATAGTTCTGTATTATAATGACTATAGTAAATCAAATAAATACTTAGAAAAGGAGTAAAACAAATGAAATTATCTAAAATCAATTCAAATGGTTATAAAATCTATATGGAAGAATATAACTCTATTTCGGAGTTTATTCAAAAAATCAATTCAAGATCACAAAATCCAAAAATGACATCAAAGCAGTCAAAAACTGGAAGATTTAGTTTCACAGGTACAAATGATTATAATGAAGCAGAAAACTTATTATTACATGGTTGGGTAGAGGAATCAGAAAAGCTCAATGAAATGTTAAAGCTTAAAACATTAAAAGAAAAATCAGTTAAAAATACTTATGATGTTGCCGGCTTCCAATGTTCAGTTCCAAGATATTTGCAAGGTATTCCAACAAATATGATAAATCAGAAAGTAGTCACAAAGAAACAAAAGGTAATTACAATAACAAAAAATATATCATATTCTGCATGTGTAAAAAAGGAAACTATAGAACAAGAATCTATAAAAGTACTTCAGCTTGTTAACAACTTGGAAAAACAAGGGTATAGAGTTATTATTAATGTTACAATGATCGTTAAATCAAAAAAAGAAAACATTATTCTTTGTAACAAAGTAAGAATTAAAAATGCTAGTGAAAGACTTAACCTTTCTAAAATAAGTTTTCCAATGGTTCATTCAAGCTATTTAAGACGTATCATGTTTAGATGGATAGAAACATTTGAATATACAACAAAATCATTTGATACTAATTATGGAGTTCCCGTAAAATGTGAAGATTTAAACAACATAATTAAAAATAATAAAAATGATAATGAATACTTTGCTGAAGCCCTATATTCTCTCAAAGATACGTTAACTTTAGATGATCTTGTCAAATAATCATTCTTGATGATTGTAGATAGGTTCTGCATATGCATAAAAATTTTTTAACAAATTTTGCAAAACCTATTTACAAATTCAGCAAAACGGTATATAATAAT